GCAGGACATGAAAAAGGGATTGGTGTGCCCATTGGGAGCCAGATAGGCCTAAATAGGAGGGTAAATTCGCCAAAAATCAGTAGAATCAGGCCAACTCTTCCTCAATCTGCACCAAGAACGTTCATTAGGAACAAATCGGAGCGCAAACTGCGTTTCACGACCTTGTTGCCCAGAGCTTCCCTAACGCACGCTCCCCATGGACGAATCAGCCACTGCCCGGTTCAGGGGCTACAGCCACCTGAGGAAAGAGTTCGCCGAGTTGAACATGCCTGGGCATAACTTTGTGCAGCTTGCTGAAACGAGCCGCTGCCTGCACATTCACCTGCGATCTGACGGCTCAGTGCCTGATGCAATTCAGGAGCTGTTCGACCGGCTGAACCAAGAAGCCGCCTGGCTGGAGATCACGCAGCAGGAAGACGATTCCTTCACTTTTAGTGTTATCACTCCCATGCAAGCGCAAGGCGGCTGAGACATGACGGATTTCAGCAAGATCACTGCGATCACAGAAGGCTTCGCGTCTAGCTCCCCATTGATCGATGGTTGGACCTGGAGCACAGATCCGCCAGCAGGCGCCGGCTGGTTCGCCGTCTTGTTGAGCTACGAAGAAGACGGCACCAGTACCCATGCCATGGTTTTCGCCGGAGGCCGTGCACGTACGTTCACTGCTGGGACTCTTCTCGCCCATGCCGGCCCGTTCTCCGATCAAGCTACTGCCGAGGCATGGGGCTACGACCACGATCCAGACGATCAGGACTGATCACACCTCCAGCTCCGCCACCTCAATGACCATGGCCTCGTAGGCCTCGCGAGCGGCTGCATTGATCCAGCCCCGGGAGGGTGTCCAGACCGGATCCCCTGATGGCCAAGGCCTGGCGCCACCGTTGGCTGGGTTGTTCTCAGTTTTGGGCCGGGGGGTGGTGGCCGGCAGGGCGGTGCGTTCCATCAGGGGGTAGTCCCGCGGGCCCCGGGGCTCACCGGTGCCGCCGATCGGCCGCCAGGGCCTGCTGCTGGCCTCGTCGTACTTCTTGCGGGTCGCCGCGGCCAGGGCCTGCTGCTGATCCTCCCAGCGCTCGCGGCGGTTGGCCGCCAGCTGGTTCTGGATCACCAGCGCCTCCAGGGTGATCGGGGAGAGACTGCACCGGCATCGGGGATGGATGGGGGTCTTCACGCTGCCGGCGTAATAGAGGCAGCCCATCCGGGGCGCGCAGAACTCGCAGACCCGATCGTCGGCGGTGGCCACGTACCGCACAAAGCCGACCCCGATCCGGCGGAAGGTGCGCTCCCTGGCCTCGCCGGCGGCGATGTGGGTTTCGGTGCGGGCCACGGTCTCGGCCCGGTTCCTGAAGGCGTCGTTGATGTGGGGCAGTCGGGCCTTGAGGGTGCGGGCCAGGGCGCGGCTGTCGACGCCGGTGGCCATCTGAGTGGCGGTCTCGAACTGCACGGCATCGCCCCAGTCGCGCCACCAGCGGAAGAAATAGTCCTTCGATGCCCAGACCCGATCGGAGGTGGCGGCGTTGCGCTGGCGGCGGTAGTTGGCGCTGAGGGTCTTGAAGTCCCGCTCCGAGGCTGCGATGACGGCCCCCAGGTTCAGGAGCCTGGTGAAGGACTGCCCCTCCTGGTAGGGGCTGCCCGGGGCCGGCGCATCGGTGGGGGCCGGTGGTGCCGCCGGTGGCAGCTGGGGATCCTGCAGCGACGGGTGGCGGCTGCTGAGCACGGCGGCCGGTGGGAGCATGTCCCGCGACAGCTCAAGGGCGTACTCAGTCCCCAGATCTTGGGCCCGGTTGTAGAGCTCCGTCAGCTCACGGTTCAGGGCTGCATTGGCTGCCCGATCGGCCGGGAAGCGGTTGATGATCGCCTGCAAGTCCTGGGCCAGCTGGCCCTGCAGGTAGAGGCTGGCCTGGTCTTTCTGCAGCGGGGTGATCGGCACCGGGCCATCCGGGGTGGAGCCCAGGAATGCGCCGGGGGTGGTGGCCGGGTCGTAGTCGGGCTGGGCCTCGATCCGCTCCAGGCGATCCATCAGGCTGCGGATGGTGCGGCGCAGCGCCTCATCGAAGATCCTCCGGAGCTTGCGCAGCTGCTGGTCCTCCAGGCCCCGCAGCTCCTGGTCGAGCTGCTCGATCAGCTCGATCGAGCGGTCAGCCATTCAGGGAGCCACAGAGCGCCCGCAGGCCATCGATCCGTTGCTGGAGCTTCCTCGGATGAGCTCGGCGATCGGCGGCCGCGGCCTGGTAGGCCTCCTGGAGCAGCCGCTGGATTCGCTCATCGCGGCTGTCGGTGCGGTTGTTGGGACCTGGGAACTTCTCCGCTTTGACCCGCGCAAGCAAAGCATCGAACATCGGCTCCATCTCTTCCGCCTGCTTGCGGGTGGGCCACAGCTCATGTCCAGTAGGTTGGGTCAGGTAGGTGTTAACCCGTTTGGCCTTATCCAGCTTCAGCTGGACGTGGGCCTCGAATGCCCTGGCAAACATCTCCTCGCGGCTCGTCCAGTAGTCAGCGCTGATGCCTAAGCCGCCCTTCTTCATGCTCCGCACTGCCACCTGGACCTGATCTGCAAAGCCTGACTTGATCATCGACCACTGCACCTGGTTCATGGACTCGATCAGCTCGGGGGTGCCTCTGTTCTGCGAAACGAAACCAGTGCCGCCTGCTGCGTAGTTGTCCAGCGCGTGCGCCCATTCGTGGGCAAAGGTGCCGACGCCGTTCTTGCGGGTGAGGTTGATCACCTTCAGGTCAGGCTCGAAGTGCGCCATGGCACCGCCTCGACCACGTGCACCAATAGCCAATCCCAAGGTGCCGTTTAGGCCAACTGCTCGGTCAGGCAGACCGGTCATGTCTGCCAGATCAACCATGGCTTCAGCGGCTTTCTGGACGTGGTGGCGGCGCTCATCGTCGGTGACCGAGTTGCCGTACTGCAGGCCGCGGAAGCCGAGCTTGTTGACGATGGTGTCGGTGGCGGCCTGGGCGGTGCTTCCAACCGAGCGGCCACCGACGCGGCGCTCTCCGGCCACGTAGAGGTCGGCGGCGCTGAATCGCTTCTTGCCACCCCCCTCCTTCCCGAAGGCGCTGCCGACAGTGGCGCCTTCCAGAATTTTCGTGCCGGTTTCCACGGCACGGGCCATAGATTTGCCTGCGTCAGATAAACCGGTTTCCGTTTTTAAGAACTTGGCGAACTCATTCATCTGCCCGTAGACAGTTGACGTCGAGCGCCCCGACATCATCAGTCGTTTCTGCATAGGCACCAGGGCATTAGCGGCTGGATTGAATGAATCTCTATAGGTCCTTGTATAGCCAGAACCCTCCAGGCCGCGGATGCGGTCGATGATGCCCCCAACTCTTTGCCCCAATGCCATGCGGAGCTTCCCGGGTGGCATGTCTTTGTTTTCTTCTACAAATGTACGAACTTCCTGAAAGGCGTCAAAGTATTGCTTGCGCACTGTTTTGGCGTCGACAGCTTGCTCGTCAGAAGTTGGTTTGCGGCCCGTGGCGCGGTCATACTCTGCGCTGTTCCGCTTACGCCGAGCGACGCCTTCGGTGTAGCTCTCAACGTCTTTTGCCGCAAGGTTTGGGAATGTCTTGAGGCTGTAGTGGGCCTCGAGGCGCGCAAGCACGTTCCCCTCATTGACACCACTGATCAGGTCCGTCGGGAAGTTCTTCATCAGGATGTCCCTGGTGAGGATCTTCTCCACTTGGCCACTGGCTTCGGCCTCCTCGATCGTTCTGAAAGCGTTGCGCCTGTGGCGGGCGGAGTCGACGATGTCCTCTCCTGCGTTGCCCACGGCCGAGGCCCGGGCGAACTCGTAATCCGGATCGCCTTCCTTGGCTGCCCGATCGGCCTCTCCCCTTGGCGTGCCGGCCGGGGCCTTGCCAGTGCTGGAGGGGGGCGTGGCCGCCTTGGCTGCTGCGGCCTCAGCCGCTTGCTTCTCTGCTGCTGCCTTGGCCTTCTCAGCGGCCACCTGCTGGCGCCCGCTGCGGAGCTGGCCCGCCTTCTCCCCCCGGCGGGTGGCGATCGCCCCGGCCAGCTCACCGGCCTCCTTCTGCCGCACCTGTGCAATCCCCCGCTGAGAGGAGGCCCCGCCGGCGGCAAGCGCGAGCAAGCGCTTCATGCGCTCCTTCCCCATCGCCGTTCGGGGAGTGGTGCGGCATTCCTTCCGCAAGCTGATGCAGGCGCTGCCGCAGCCGTAGCCGGTGCTGCACTTCTTCCGCAGGGCATCGAGTCGGTGCTGTAGCGAAACCGCCAGGCTCATCCTTCTGCCCCATCCCCCGCAAGGTAGGCATCACACAGGGCCCCCATCGCCACAAGGTCAAGGGCATTGATCTGGCGGATTGTGGGCTCGACGCCGATGGCATCACGGATCCCGCGCTGGTGCTGGTGCCCCATGGCCAGCAGGTAGGCGCCGCTGCTGGGCTCGAACACCTCCCAGGCGCCGCTCAGATCCGGACCCACCGCCACCGGGTAGGGCAGGGTCTGCCCGTAGGGGCCCATCAGGCGGCCGATGCCGGGGCCATCCATGCGGATCGACACCCCGAAGATCTGATGGATCTGGCCGGCGGCATCGCTGCGGGGCTCCTCATCCCGTCGGCGCTTGCGGCGGCCACGGTGCTCGGTGATCTGCTCGGCTAGTGCCTGGGCCCGCTCTTCGCAGGCATCACAGCAGGGCTCATCGGCGGCATCGTTGCGGGGCGGCGTCTGGGGCGGCGTGGCGCCCTCCAGCCCAGCATCACCGCCTGTGGCCGGAGCCTCCCCGGGGGTCGCTGCCGGGCCCCCCTCAAGGGTGCCGCCGAACTCCACCGGGGCCTCCTGCTTCGGCTGCGGGATGGATCCATCGTCCTCCCGATTCAACAGGGTGGTGTCCATGCTGAAGCGGGGCTTCCCGAAGCGGGCCAGGGCCACCTCGTTGGGCTGCAGCACACCGGCCTGGATGTACTGGGCGTCGGCTGTGGCGACCTTCGACCGCAGCTCAGCCTGTTCGTCTTCCGTGGGGGTGTAGGTGGGCCGGAAGGTGATCTCCCAGTCGGCGGGGGGGGCTTTCCCTTTCCATGGGCCTTCGGCGCAGGCCATCACCAACTCGTAGACCCGCCGCAGAGGCTCTTTGAGGTGCTGGGCCTGCCAGTCGGCCACCTCATTGCCAAAAGCGGCCTGCTCACTGCGGCCATCGGCCCCCAGGCCGGAAGGTGACTCACCCCACAAAAGGGTGTGGGGGAGGCCTGATGCGCCGGTGATCTCGCTTTTAAGGTTGGCGATGATGTCGGCGATGCCGGCTGCCGAGCGATTGAGGTTGGTGAGCTCCTCGTTGTCGCTTAGGAGGTAGGCGCCGATGGTGCTGCGGGCCAGGGCGTTGGTCTGCAGGCGCTGGCGGAGCACATCTTCCCCACCTTTGGAAAGCATGTTGGTCAACCCCGGCAGCTTGTGCACCACCAGGTCGAAGTCGTGGAGGATGTCCGACGCCGATTGCTGGCCGGTCTCCCACCGCTTGAAGACATCCCAGACCAGGTCCACCACGGAGACCCCCCACCCCTGCCGCTCCTGCTGTGACCGCCAGGAGCAGGGGAGCCCCTCGATGCGGATCACCCGGCTGCTGTGGATCTCAATTTGGGTGGCTTCGGTGAGGCCCAGGCCAGCACTGGTTACCACCTTGCTGCCGGCCTGATCGTTGAGCTTCTGCAGCTCCTGATCGGCCTGAGTCCAGAACCAATAGCTTTCCGGCTCGCCGATGCCGGACCAGCCGGCGGCGGGGTAGAGACGCCAACGATCGATCGGGTAGAAGCCGTGGATGGTCCGGAGCCGCTTGAGGTTCAGAGGCTTGTCGATCGGGGTGCGGTCGTCGGCGATCAGCACCAGGGCGCCACCGCCATAGAGGCGGCTGTAGGTGGCGGCCGCGGCCAGGCCCTGGCGGAGGTGGAGCTTTTCGGTCCAACCCACGACGTCATCGAGCTGGGCCTTCATGCGGCTGGAGGTTTCATCCCCCACCGACAGGTCCCAGCCGCTGCGGGTGCCCTGCTGGGGGAGTTTCTCCACGATCCGGCGGATCAGCCAGGACTGCTCATAGAGGGCATCGACAGCAGATTCAGAGAGGATCCGGCTGCGCTTGACGCCGATCGCTTCGTTTCGGTCCTTCGCGGTGCCCAGGCCGGTGAGGACGTTGATCAGGGCGCCATCAAGCCGCCACTCAGATCGGGAATCAGCGGAGCTCAGGAAACCAATCGACACGGGCCAGTGCGCTTAGGCCCAGGGTAGGCCTGGCGAGTTGGCTATATCACTGGCCAACGACGTTACGCGCCATAGGCTGGGGCCGAACATCAGCCCTAGTCCATTGGGCGCCCCGCTCGATTCGCTGCTCGGTTCGTATGCGCGGCTGCCCATCCCCTCCAGGGAGGAGCAGGTGTTGCTGGGTCGGGCCATCCGGAAGTGGCTGGACTGGGATCCAGCTCCAGAGAAGGCCCCGCCTGGTGTGCAGCGGGCCGGCCGGCGGGCGCGGGATCGGATGGTGGCCCGCAACATGCTGCTGGTGGCGACACAGGCCCGCTCGTTTTCGGTGTCCTCGGTGGTGGCCCTGGAGCCGCAGGACCTGATCCAGGAGGGTGCGATCGGGCTCACCAGGGCGGCGGAGAAATACGACCCCACGCGGGGCTTCAGTTTCGCGACCTATGCGGTTCCGTGGATCCGGCAGTCGATGACCCGGCTGGTGCACACCTCCGGATCGATTCGACTCCCAGTGAAGCGGGCATCGAAGATGCACCAGCTGCGCCAATGGGTGGAGGCCTTCACAGCCCGTGAGGGCCGATCACCGACGGATCAGGAGGCAATGGAGGGGATGGAGATCAGCGCTGCTGACCTGCTGATCCTGCGGCAGGCGGCCGCCGTGCGGCAGGTGGTTTCGCTCGATGCCTTGGATTGCGATCGCGAGGGGCGCGGGGATACCCTCCTCGCCACCATGGCGGCACCAACGACAACAGAGGACATTGCAAACAGAGAGCGTGCCCAAGTGTTGGAGGCGCTGAAACCCTGGCCTGATCTGCAGGAGATCATGGAGCGCCGGCTGGACGGGCACAGCTGCCAGGAGGCCGGCCTGGCGATGGGGCTCACCCGATTGGCCGCCGAACGGCTGTGGGAGCAAGCACTGGCGATGGCGCAGCACCTGATGGGCGGCGATCACTGGCACGGCAGGTGCTAGCTGGAGCTGTTCGTGACCGAGATTGAGATCGAGCAGCAGCTGCTCCTGTTCCCCCAGGCCGCGCCGGTGCTGTGGCGAAAGCGTCGGCGTCGCTCCTGAGATGGGATAGCACTGATGCGCTAGTTGGGAGTAAGTTCATCCCGGTATAACGACGTTGTGAATCCATGGCGGAAACGGCCAACGGCCCTGGCCCTGCAGGCGAGATCCAGACCGAGCGCGGGCTGAGCCAATCACAGCAGCTCACGCTGAACGCCGTTAGGCAGTACATCGATCAGCACGGCATCCCGCCGAGCTTTCGCGACGTGATGGTGGTGCGGCAGCTGGCCTCCACCAGCACAATCCAGGCTCATTTCAAGCACCTCCAGGCAGCCGGGGCCATTGATGTGCGCGATGGAGTGCCTCGGTCCGTGCGGGTGCTGTGGCCCCGGCCAAAGCGTCGGAGGGGCGGTTGATGGGCTGGGGCGACTGGAGGGTGCCCGAGCTCACAGAGGAGGTTGAGTTTCGGCTCAAGGTGCAGGAACTGATGGTGCGAAGCACGTTCAGGCGCAATCCTGAGGCCGTGCTGCACCAGGCACTGCTGCTGGCCCGGGAGAAGGCAATTCTTGAACGAACCGTGGAGAAAGCCCACCGGCGAATTATGGAGCTTGAGGTGGCAGCCGCTCTGGGTCAAGCAGGAGGGCGTAGCGAGGAAGGGCAAGCCAAGCGCGCCTGGCGGCCGTGGTGGTTTTGTCTGAAGCGATGATCCAGCCCGCCTACCTGGCGCAGCTGCGGCGAGAGCTGCGGGCGGAGCAGGCAATGACGCTGGTGCAGATCGAGCAGCTGGTGCCCGGGTGGTGGCCAACGCTCACCGATCTGGCGGAACAGCTGGGCAGCGAGCGGGCGACCCTGAACCGTTGCCTGTCCCGGCTGGAGCGGCAGGGCCTGCTGCGGCGGGTGACCCGGGGCAACGGGGGGGGCACCTGGATATGGTGGGTGAAGCGCTCCGCCGATGACCAGCCCAACGACATCGAGGCGCCTAGGTGGCGGCTGAGGGATCAAGCGGGTGGGCGGGCGCAGGAGATCATCGTCGGCCAGGAGCGGGCCTTCGCTTCAGCCAAGGGGATCCCGTTCAACACGGTGCGCAACTTTCTGGCTGGCCACCGGCCGCTGCTGGCGAAGCGGTGGAAACTGGTCAGCTCGCCCCTGCAGCTCGTTGACGAGAGCGAGCAACTCGCTGCCTGAGGTCTTCCCGGCCGGCTGGCGTGACAGCCCAGCAGCGGGAGCAGAGGCCATCACGGCCCGCACCACGGATCTGCTTCCCGCAGGTGGGGCACAGCCGCACCGGGGGGAGGGCGCCGGCCAGCCGGGCCCGGTAGCGGGCCCACTTTCTGGAGTCAGGCATGGCGGCGGCGGCCCCTGGCGCGGCGTGCGCGCCGCTTGCGGCCGATGGGGCTGCCTCGCTTGGCTTCAATAATTAGGCGTTCAAGCACGGCCACAGTGCGATGGGCTGCAATGCCAAAGGGGCGGAAGGCTACCGCCAGCGGATCGGTGTCGGCCCCTAGGCCGGAGGGGGACTCACCCCATATCAGGGTGTGAGGCAGGCCGGAGGCGCCGGTGATCTCGCTTCTGAGGTTGGCGATCATGTCGGCGATGCCGGCTGCCGAGCGGTTGAAGTTAGTGAGATCTTCGCCCTCGCTCAGTTCGATAGCGGCGGTTCGCTGCCACTGATCCAGCAGCTGTTGCTGCTCCTGGTTGAGAGGCGGGGGGAGGCCCGGCGGCCCGTGGGGGTCAGGCATCGTCAGCCTCTGCCAGCAGGCGGGCGGCTCTCGCAGCGGAGACCACACCGGAGTTGTTGCCATTCTCCAAAATTGCCAATGCCAAAACTTGAGAACGTTGCAGGCCCAAGGGGCTGTATTGGTCAATGAAGCTGCCTAGCCTGAGCACGGCTTCTTCAAGCTCTTGGCGATCTTGCTGTTGCTGAAAGTAATCGCGGGGGGTGGGGTCAGGCATCAACAATCTCAACCATGGCGGGCCAATCGGGCATGGTCGGGTCGTAGGCGTCTTCGAGAGCCGGCCGCAGCTCGGCGCGGGTGACGCGGATCACGCCGCCATCAGCGCCCCATTCATGGAAATGGCCGCCTAGGTGCGTGCGGGCCAGGATTTTGTCAACCGTTGGGACAGTCATTGAAGGCAATGCACTGGGGATGGGTTGCCGTATGGGCTCCGGCGGGCCGTGGGGGTCAGGAGTAAGGGCAATCAGGGTTGCCGGTGGCCGTGTAACCCAGCTCAGCAGCGCAGCGTGCGAGGCGCACGTCCAGCTCGCGGGACTTGCGCTGAACCATGGCCCTGATCTGAGCTTCGATCTGAACCAGGTGCGCGGGGGTGGGGGTGGTCATTGCTGGGGAGCGATGGGACGGGCCGGGGCGACTCCCCCGATGCCCATACTGTAACGCACAAGTAGCAGGATGGACGGGCCGGCATGGGACGGTTCACCGGCCGCGACACTCAATCCTGCTAGCGAGAGCAACCCGATGAGGAAGGATCTCCCATAGGCGCGGCCGCTTCTCCAGCACGGCGGGGCACTGGCGCAGTAACCGGGCAGCCACGGCGGCCCCCAGGTGAAACACCTGGCCATTGGAATTGTGATGGCGCCCGTCAGGCCATAAACGCTCGGCAAGCGTGTTGGCTCGCAGCGTCGTTACGCCTTCACGGTGCATCTTCCCAATTTCGCGCATCACCACATCAGCGGTTGCGCGGTTTTGATGCGTTCTCATGTCATGGGAAATAGATCGTGATCCAGTCCCACCTGACCTGGAACCACAGCCAGCAGCACATCCACTCGTAGGGCTCACGCCTTGGAATCAAGGGCAAGCCCCTGAACCTGCCTGCTTCAGGGAAGAACGTCACCGAGACCCGAACCGCCATCACGGGCTTCCCGTCAAGCTGGGGTCGACGGAACCAACCCCACTGAAGGCCGGAGCCGAAAAGCATGTGCCAGGCAAGGCAGGCCAGCCAGAGCCGCACCACAATTCCCGTGAATGCCTGCACCACGGCGCTGGCGGTCAGCAATCCGTGGTGAACGTCCAGGAGGGTCATGGCTCGCGCCCCTCCTCTTTCGATGGCCCATAGGGGCACGAGCAAGCCAAACCGAAGAAGGAGTGTTCGGTCATGTCGTGCACCACGGCATCTCCGCAAACGATGCACTGCTTCATCTCGTCATTGATGCAGCCTCGGACACGGCTGATCGTGGGGCCGCCGACTGCCGCGCAGTCTTTGGGGCGGAAGAGGGGCATCATCAGGTACTGATGTTCTGGGTTCACACCATCTTGACCCATTCGGCCATCATCGGTCGAGTTCGGGCGCCGGCTTCACAAGCTGCAGCCAGGCTCATAACTGCGTCGTCGTGGCAGCCGGCTGCGGCCTCGCGGTTGCCGTCGGCCCCTTGGCGGAAGGTGCGCATCTGCTTGCCGTAGATGTCGTCCGGGGGGATCCCCAGCTCGCCCTGCTCCAACAACAACAGGACCCGGTCGGTCATGCGGATTTTCGAGGGCTTGGAGGTGGCGAACTCTTCGATCGGCACCCCGGGCCGGAGGATCGACAGGGCCTCCCCCACGTTGGCCCCGACGCCGTTGTTCTCGATCGCCACCATCTCGGGGCTGTACTCGTCGATCAGGCGGGCGGTGCGCTGCAGGCCGTAGTCGCGGCTGCGGCGGGCGTCGTTGAAACGGGCCACCACCTGCCAGGGGTTGGAGGTGATGTCGAGCACGGTGGTGACCCATTCGTCGTCGCCGGAGCCGTTGGGGTCGATCCCGATCACGTAGCTGTGGCCCCTGGTGGCCAGCTGCAGGCCGCCGATGGCCTCGGCCGCCTCGATCAGGTCGTGGGGGTAGACCTCAGCGTCAGTGGCGGCGAAGTCGAGCTCAAACTCCTGCCGGTAGCGCTGCTGGGTGAGCTGAAACTTGCGGCGGGTGTTCTCTGGATAGTCCGGATCCAGCGAATAGATCGGGTGCTGGCTCCAGTGGATCGCCACCTTGGCGAACTGGCCATCGGGAGAACAGCGCAGCGTGGGGATGTCGTTGACGAAGCTGTCGCCGACCTGCACCTCGCCGTGGTCGGTGCTCCAGTGCTCGTAGAACCGGCCGCTGCGGCCGTTGGGGGTGGAGACCCACACGGCCCTGGCCCGGGCCCCCAGCAGGGAAAGGGTGGGCATGGCACCGGTCTCGATGCCGGCCAATTTCTCGATGAAGGCACCCTCATCGAAAAGGACCATTGAGGCCGACGGGATGCCCCGGGCGGCCCGCTCGGTGGGGGGCAGGAAGTGGAGGCTGCCGCGGCCCTGGAAGACCAGCTTGCGGGCGCTGTCCTTCGGCAGGGGAGGGCAGGCGGAGCCCAGGGAGGCGGCCTGGCCCTTGATCCGTGCCGCCAGCTCGCTTGCGTCCTCCCCGGTCTTGCTGAAGATGATCCCGACCCACGCCGGCCGTTGGATGGCCTGCTGGAGCATGTAGGAGATGATCGTCTCGGAAACACCGGTCTGGCGGCTCTTGTTGACGTAGGTGTTCTGGTGGCCCCGGATCGTGCGGATCAGGTCCAGCTGGTAGTCCCAAGGCCTGAAGCGCAGGTACTTGCCCTGGGAGGCGATGTAGGTTCGGGCGGCAAAGTCGGGCCAGCGCTTCGGGAGCTGGTCCCATGGCAGCACCTGCTGGCTCTGGCTGAAAATCCCCCGGCGGGGCACGTAGCGCAGCAGGGGGCGCACCACCCGCTTCGGCTTGGGGAGGTGCAGGCCTGCGGGGCCCTTGCGGGGCCAGGAGAAACAGGGGGTCTGGGTGCGCAGCTGGGCGTCGTATTCGGCCCAGGCCTCGTCATCCCAGGCCATCAGAAATCGCCTTCACGGTCCATGGCCTCCTGCTCCTCTGGTGTGAGGCTGTTGGCACCGGCACCGCCGTCGCCGCTCTCCTGCTGCTCCCGCTCGAACTTATCGACGGAGAGGATCAGCTGGTTGATCTCCCGGTTCACTCCCAGGGCGGTGCTGAGCTGCTTCTCGGCCATGCACGTTTTCAGGAGGTGCTCCATGCGGCTGACCTGGATGGAGGCCAGGCGCAACCGGTCGTAGAGGCTGACAGCGGTGCTGCAGAGGTCGTAGGCCTCCTGCACCAGCCTGGCGGCCACGGCGGGGGAGACTCGCCAGCCCTTGACGGCCACGTCCATCAGATCCATGGGGCCATAGCCCCGTTTCACCGCCATTCCCAGCAGGGCATGGACCCGGTAGTTCCTCTCAGCGGCCCTGGATAGGGAGCGGTCCTTTGTCTTTGCCTTGCCCCGGGGCTTTCGTTTGGCGCCAGCTTCTCCGTTGCTGCTCACGCCGGTGGCCCTCCTGGTCACAGGCTAGGCGGCCGAAACAGCGGCATCACCCGTGGGGGTAGGGCGGCCGCAGCCTGGCGCATGCGGTTCGGGTTGATGTGGTTGCCGGGCCTCACCACGATCCCGAAGCGCTTGAGGGTGCCGGAGACGATGGCCGAGGGGATGTCGAACTCCCGGGCCATGGCGGCAACAGTGCGGCCCTCGATCCAGCCGTTGCGCAGCTGCTCGATCACCTCCGCCGGCGGTAGCTCCTCCGGCAGCAGCTCGCCGCGGCGGCGGCGGGCACGCTCCAACATGCGGGCGGACTGGGTGGGGTTGTCGTGCTCCTTGAACCAGCAGCTGACGGCCTGGGTGCTGCGGTTGATCCTGAGGGCGATGGAGGCATGATCGAGGCCTTCGGCCCGCAGCCGCAGGCAGGTAGCCCCTTCCTTGGGGCTCCACTGCCGGTAGCCCTCTGGCACCTTCATCCGATCAGCACGGATGGTGACGCCGGCCTGCACCAGCAGCTGGCGGATGGTGGCCCGGCTCACCTGGTAGGTGGTGGCCAGTGCCTCGATGCTGTCGCCGGTGAGGTAAAGGTTCACCACCACCTCAGCCGGTAGGCGGGGCTTGAGCGGAACAATGCCATCGCCACCCGCCATGAGGTTGCGCCGCAAGGCCCGCCCCCGCTCCACGTGGCCCCCGCTGATCCGTGCATCTGCCAGATAGGCGTAGACGGTGCCTCTGCAGCAGCCCAGCTGCGCTGCAATCTCGCGGACCGGCACCTCCTGCTGGTGCAGAGCCTCAATCCGGGTGTGATCGGCCGTGGTCAGTCGGTGTCCGGCTGCCATGGCTCAGCGGCCACGGTGGGCCAGCAGGGCCTCCACAGCCCGGGACAGGCGGGCCTCGGTGCTGTCCTCTTCCGGCATGGCCTCAGCCAGACGTGCCAGCAGCTGCTGGAACTTAGAGAGTGCCTCCTGGCTGGGGAAGTTGAGCTGCACCGACAAGCCGGCGGGTTCATCCGGTGGCGCGGGAGGCTCCTCCTCCTCATCGATGTCATCCACCAGGGCCTTGAACTCGTCGTCGGTGAAGTACGGGCTCAGATCAAGATCGGCGTGATCCTCCAGCAGGGCGTTGAGGGCCTTGCCGTCGAACTCCGACAGATCAGAGCTGCGGTTGTCGGCGACGCCGTACTCCGCCTTTTGCGAGGGGGAAAGATCTGTCCGCTGCACCGCCACCAGGGTGCGGCCATCGGCCGGGATTACCAGCACCCTCTCGATGCCGATGGCTGCGGCCGCCTCGGCGGTGCCATTGCCGGCGAGGATCACGCCCCGCTCATCCACCACCAGGGAGCGGGCAGCGCCGAACTCGCGCAGCGAGCGCTCGATCATCCCGGTGGACCGCTGGGTGCGGCGTCTGGCGTTTTTGGGGTCCTGGAGCAGGGCCTCCAGAGTGGTCTCGGTCGGGGCGGTGACTGCTGCCAGGGGGGATGTGCGGGGCCGAGCCATGCTGGGTAGTGGCGTTTCCGGCCCCAAACGTAGCGGGTCAGGTACATACTCATCCCTAAGCGCAGCATCTGACTGCGATGGGTTTCCGCAGCAGTTGCGCTGTGCGTAGGCACTCCAAACGCTCTGAAGTCAACATTCCGGAGAGGATGGGGGCCCTGTGGCGCACTGGCTTCTACTGGTCAGCAGCCAGCGCCGAAACAGGAGACACGATCTGGGCCCTGTGGGATTGGTGGAAGACGACAGGGGCACGCCTGGCCGATCCAGTGGATCGAGCATTGGCACAGAGACTGATACAAGCGAACTACAAGTTCAGATCGCCACAGCTTTTTGATGGCCTGATGATCTGCCGCTGCGGGCGGCGAATGTGGAGGCCTGAACAGAAAGACACCTTTGGCAAGCCCCATCGTTGGTCTTGCCCGGTCTGCCGGCTGCCCAGCGGCAAGCGGGACTGGGTGCAGGCCGCGGCCATCAAGCGAGCGGTGTTTGAGGCCTTGCAGCGGCGGCTGCCGGAGCTGGCCCGGCTGTGCGAGCACCGCACGCCGATGCAGCGGGAGCGGGAGCAGCAGTGGCTGCAGCAGCTGGAGGACTTCCTGGAGCTCAGCCGGCGGCTGCATGACGCGGGCCTGCCCCGGATGGATTATCCGACCATGGCGGCCCGGGTGCAGCTGGCCCGGGACCAGGTGGGGGAGGACGTCGACCTGGTGCGGCGCAACTGGGGGAGGACGTTCAGCAGCTGGGGGGCCTGGGATGGAGCCACCTCACACCAGTGGCGGATGGTCAGCTCCTTTTTCTGCCGAAAGATCGTCTGGGATGGCGAGGGCCTCCAAGTCGTCCTGTTCGGGCGGCGCTTTGTCGATCCACTGCTGATGAATGCCCAGCAGGACCCAGTTGATCGAGGACTGTGGCCAGTTCACTCCCTCCCCCCGAGTCACCCGGCTCATCGGGATCGCTGACGCCGGAGGCAGGACAGCTGCGCAAACCGTGGTGTGGGGCCAGGGGCCAAGGAATGCGGGGGGCCGACCTCATCGATCACCAGGAAGGACGGGAGGGGCCGCGGGGCCAGGATCTCCGCACGGCGCATCTCTTCCAAATTGTCGACTCGGTCCAGATCCTGCCTCAGCAGGGCCATGGCCCGCATCGTGCCCATGCGGCGACCTGCAGTGAAAAAGGCCTGCCGTCTCAGTCGATGTTCAACGTACACCAGGAGGGGCAGAAGGGTGCGGGCTAGGTCGGTCATGGCAATGGCAGTTCGTCGGCAAAGTAATCGCGTGAAGCTTGAGCACGTACACGAAACTTGCGCCGATATCTAGCGTCAGCGATCTTATCAGCAGGGCAAACTATTACAATTTCAGGCGTTTCCTCAAGCGTGTAATCACATTCACTCCTTTCAAAGTCGTGTGCCCATTGCTTAGCTGCTTCTTCATGGTCGCTTGCCCGAAGCGTTTTGCCGTCGTCGGGTCCTTCATCGCCGTCATAAGCGTTCCAGACAATCCAATCGGAGAAGGGGCTCATGGCCGCACCTCGCGGTCTTCGGGCTCGACCCACTTCAGGCCGATTCGATCAAACAGCTCGCGCTCTGTGCGGCAAGGCACGACAGGGCCAAGGCTGTAGATGCCTTCCGTGTTGTTCACGCGACGCAGCAACCCACCTTCAGAGCGATAGCCGGCACGAACCCAAGCCGGTGCCAGCACGGTGCGGCTCCATTCTGCCGAGCCGGTCCTGATCGCCAGCTGAAGGCCGTAGCCATCCGGGTGAGGCATGAACAGATCGAGTTTCATCCCTTGCCACGGCAAGACCCGCTGGGTGTAGCGGCAGGGCAGCTCGCCTTTCACCTTCTCCCACTGGTTCACCACGGTGGCGATGCCAGAGCAGAACAGGGGAGAGGCGTCGTAGGGCTTGGGGATGCAGACGATCTCCAGGTCGCCGATGGTGGGCCGGCGGCGGCGAATGCTGCCGGCGATGTCGATGCGCTCGCAGTGGGGCTTCAGCAGCTCCAGCACCTTGGCGGCGACACCATCGGCGGTGGCCAGGGACAGGCGGGTGGTGGTGGTGCTCATCCCTTCACGTCCTCCAGCAGGTCGAGGCGGAGGGTGGGGGTCACGGGGTTAGTGCAAGTGGGCATTGGTGGCGGGGCGGTTTGGCTTGGAATGTTCTGAGCCGTTAGTTCCTAGACGGGAAAAGTAATCTTGCTTGTATCTAATGTGCGACCTTATATACAATGTTTGGATCAAATACTTCTCTCATTGGAAAGGATTTAATTGTGCCATTCCAGCCGACAATGGCATTGCCATTTTCGTATCGAAAAAACTCGTACGTGTTTTCATCGCTGGCGTGCGCTGCTGTGTCGCCTGGAGACAGGAGACGCATTTCGGCAAGCACGATCTCAATAGCTGAATCAATAATCTGATCGTTGTTCATGTTCGTATCAAAGCGGTGTGGTTTAGGATTGGTGGTGCTCATCCCTTCACGTCCTCCAGTAGGTCGAGCAGGAGCATGCGGCGGGTGTCAGAGGGCCGGGGGTATTGCTCCAGGCGATGTAGCAACAGGGCCATCACGCGACGGCGCTCCATCTGCTGGCCATCGGCCAGTGCCTTGCGGAGCAGGACATCCCCGCTCACCTCGGCGGTGGCTGCTTCCAGCAGGTAGGCGACAGCTGCGTCCAGCTGCTCACGGGCCGCGGCCAACGGATTGGGCTGCTGCAGCCTCGGCCAGGCGACGATCCCCTCAGCCATCTCCATGGCCTCCTGTTGGGTCTGACGTGATGGCGCTGGGATCCTTAACGCTCGTCTGCGCCTTTCGCTGTTGTTCTATTCCCTCCGCTCGTAGCTGGATTAGGTGCCATGCCTGAATCGATTGTTCAGGAATGCCACTTTGCCGAGCCTCCTCCATGGCGGTTTCAATCGCCTGCAGCTTAATTTGGCGTTCCCACTCGTCATAATCGTTGCCAAGCAACTCCCTTAACTTATTGTATGCCACACCATTTTGGCGCTGTTTCTTCTTCCTGTCCATCCACATTTCGTCGCACAACTCCTTTTCACTTCTTGCCGGCAGTTTGCTCGCCTTTACATTTCGGAGCTGCACACTGGCATGCGGATTCTTCCTGTTGTATTCCGAGACCATTAGCTTTGCCTCGTAGCAGAACCTGCCGATTCTGGCCAAGAGACTTCTTTGCCTGTGGATCCGGCATCGCAGCTCAGTAATGCCCGCAACCATTAAGGAAGATTTGCCTTCAATCTCCGCTTTTAGCTCGGTTAGCTTACTCTGAGCAACTACCTGAGCGTTGGCTAGATCATTGTAGAACTGTCGCAACGTCAGGATGTCCATCTGCTGGACATCAAGCAAGAATACGACCTTGTCCCAGCGATCCCAGTACATCCATGCCTGTGTGCGCTGCTTTCCCTCAGTAGTCAATTGCTCAGCGCTTACCTCCTTGTCCCTTGTCCATGTCTGTACTGTGTTTATTTTGTTTATGTTGTTGGTGTCGATGTTTTTCATCACGTTGGCCCCATCGAAGTGCTGGCCAGGGAAGGTGGGCCACCATGGCCAGGCCGCTCCCGGGTCACTCGCCAGCCCGGCATGGGCGTGGGCTGGAAGCCAACCCCCTCCACGGTGATCAGCGCTGTTGGCGATCCGATCAGGGGCAGATCGCTCTCCCGCATGCTCATCCGCTTCCACTCAGCCTGGCCCACAAACCAGACCCACACCTGCACCATGGGCGGCCGCGACTTCGTGGGGCTCAAAACCGCACCTCCCAGTTCATGGTTCTGGCCATGAATCGGTAGGCGTCGATCGCATCGATCCAGCAAGCCAGGGCCTTGTCCACGTCGATCATTTCCACCGTGGTGCGCTCAGAACTACAGAACAAGACGAACGCACGCCGCGGCCACCAGGAGAAGCTGTCGCCCAGCAGGGCGATCGCCGCTCCAACTTCGGCGGCAACTCGGATCGGGTCGAGCTGATCGCTGGCAGCGCTCTGACAAAGACCAATTCCGATGTCCCCGCCATCGGAGAAGCGGACCAGCAGCTCTGCTGTGGTGGCTATAGGCAGGCGGCGGTGACGCACATGAACCGGTGCTGCCAGCACTTCGAGTCTGGCCCAGAAGGGATGGCCGATCAGCGGGGCGATGGTGCTGAGCTGATCGGTGAACGGCGCCACAGCGGGCGACCAGGGCCCTGCTGCGCTCACATCCGGGTTGTGGAGACTGTTGGCATAGGCAACGCAGGCGCGCAGCACCACCGGGTTGCGGGCCAGCTGCAGGGCACGATGGGGATAGACCCGGTCGAGGATGCCACTGGCGGAGAACAGCTCCTCACCGCTGGGGGTGATGTAGCCACCGGCCGCGGCCGGTTGAACGGGCTGGTCCTGTGCTGGTATCCAGGTGGTGGGTTTAGGTCGGAACAGGGTGCTCACCATGACGTTCTCTGCCTCCAGCAACCATGAAGAGGCACGGCGACGATGGGGCGGTTGGGGCATTGCCAGCGGATCTCCCACCCAAAGGGGAGCGGCTTGCGCCAACGGGCGCCGCTGGGGTGCACCTCTTGGGTTCGGCAGAAAATAAGCATGGGGGTGGGGAGCGAGGGTGTTACCAGTTCTCGGTGGGCTCTGGAAGGCCAACCGGTGGCGCGGGGGGCTGCCAGGGGGCCCGAGAAGCCGTGGCCAGCTTTGCCTGGAGCTTCTCCAGGGAAGCCTGATCTTCAGGGCTGGACAGCCAGACCATGGCCGCGGCCGTGCGCCAGGTGTGGCGGGTGGTGCCCACCTTCCAGTCGTCGTAGACGTGGAAGCGGTGACCACCGGCAAAGAAGTAGCGGCCCAGGTGCCGCTCGACCGTGACGGGATAGGCGGCAGTGGAGCCAAGCTCGAGGCACAGGAGCACGGCGCCGATATCTGGCAGCGGGCGGGCGGGGGCGATGTGAGTGGCCATCAGAGGCTCCCGGGCATGGAGGTCAACAGGCCGGCGGCCGCGGCCTGGGTGTTGGCCTTCTGCCGGCGGGCCTGCTCAGCGTTGGCCTGAACGCCAGCGAGGGCGCGCTGGCGGCGCTGGCGGTGGATGGCCTCGATGGCCTGCTGATCCAGCTCACGGCCCACCATGCGCGGACCGGCATCGGTCTCGAGACGGCGAATGCCGGCGGAATCGCGAAACCCGCCGCGGCCTTCCCTGGGGTAGGCGGCATTGCAGCAGCAGATGATCGCCGGATGAAGCCCGCCACAGACCTCCCCGGAAGGGAGGACGTCGTAGTTGGAGATGAACTCGTTGATCGCCCGGTCGTGGTTGCCGACGATGCCGGTGTCCGAGCAGGCGAAACAGGCAAAGCCTGGGAGCACGAAAGCGGGGCCGGCGGCAGGGCGGCGCTTGTGCGGCGCTAGCGGCTCAGGTGCTGGAGCTGAGGGGAGCGTGAGCGTCATTGGCCTGTGATGTGACGGTGGTAGGCGAATGGGTCAGGGGCGCCGGTTTCTGGATCGATCGGAGCCTCAAATGCGGCGGCGGCGGCGGGCTGGTTCTGCTGCAGGTAGGCGGCGAAACGGCGCTCCTTCAGCCAGCGAGCGATGTCAGGCAGGGATGGGGCAAAACCCGTGGAGGCGTGCTGCTGGTCCTGAGCGCGGATTTCAGCAGCCAAGGCCCCTACCAGCTGCTCGGCGGTGTGGCCCTCAGCCAGCACGGCGGAAAACTCTCTCTGGGCAGCGGGCAGAGATTGACAAGGGACCCGACGGGGCGCCGCCAGGTAGGCGCTGCGAAGGGTGTCGAAGGCCTCAGCGGCTGCAGGGCCGGCGCGCAGCTGCTCGCAGCGACGGCGGTAGCCGGTGGCAAGACTTTTGCAACCGCTGGCCGCGGCGTGTTCGAGGAACGGCCGGAGGACCCCCAGAGCATCGGCGTGCTGGATGGCCTGGATGTCGCCAGCGTTGAGCTCGTTGGCCGCGGCGGGGTGCTTGCTGCGGCGCCTGAGCCACCACTCGCGCAGCAGTTGGCGGTATGGGCGGGCGCAGTCGGGAAGGGCTGAAGCGGTTGCTGGGGGCTGGGTTGCCGGTTGGGCATGGCGCTGGGGAGCGTCGTTGTGAGCTGAGAATATCACGATCTCGACCGCTGTCGCGACGGGCTCGGCCGTCGTGACCGTTGACGCCGCGGCATCGATTTTTTCGACGCGTTGGTGGATATATGTACTGGAGTAATCAATTAACCCTTCTTGGATTTCTTGTTCTTCGTTTAGAGGTTTATTGATTGGGTCCCCCCCAGGGGGAGTCCCCTCTGGGGGGAGGGGTCCCCTTCCGGGGGAGTCCCCCCTGGGGGGAGTGGGGGGCCCCTGGGGGGGACCCCCCTCTGGGGGGAGGGGGTGTGCTGACTTGCGCTGCACTGCAATGGGTTTCGCGGTTCGCTTTTTGCGGCCTGTTGCCATACGGATCCGGTATCGGTTTGTCCCGTTGGGTCCTTTGCCCGATTTGATGATCCAACCCTCACTAAGAAGGGTCGAAAGTGCCGTTCTGATGTCCCGTTCCTTCATGCCGCACTCCAGGGCAAGCCGAGGGACGGAAGGGAATCCGTCATCTGCTTGGCCGGCGTAAAACCAGAGCCAGGCATAGACGAATACCAACCTCCTGCGCCCTATCTGTGCACAGCTGCTCAGCAATTCGAGCGGAATCTGTGCAAACAGAGGGCGGTGCAACTCACCGCTGAAATCTTTGGTTGGCATGTCAGGATCTGAGGTGGATGGTTCCACTCCCTGGAGCCTGCGGATCGCGGCTGTTGCAGTAGGATTGCCCTGTTGCGGCCATTGGTCCTGCTGGGGAGCGTGCCCGGTGGTCGCAGCCCGCAAGGGCAACATTGGCTCCGCCTCGGCGGGGCCTTTGTTGTTTGCGGGAAACCGACCAACAGATCTGGACCGTAGCGGATTCGAGATGGTATGGACCAGTGCTGTCTCAAATCTGCTGCCGCACAGTTCCCTCGCATCTGCTGCATGGCGCTATGTGGTTGTTGCGAGTGCGCTTCGTAGGGTGGCGGCGTGATTTCGCCTAGCACTTATGTTCGGCTCCAGATGGACCCGATCCCGGCCCTCACGCCTCAGAGCACCCATGGATCAGCAGCAGCAAATGTCGAGGCCGCCAGGGTCAGAGCCTGTTGCTCGAGACCACTGGCTGATCACTGAGCAGTGCGGCCGTGAGGTCTTGCGCTCGTTGATCGAGCAGTGGCTGGACCACAACGGCTGGAGCCTGGCGGTCACCTCACGGCTTGCTGAGCTGGCCCTGCTGGCGCGATCCTCGGAACCGATCCTGGAGTGGGTCGCTGGCATGCCTCTGCAAGCCGGCCAATGGGTCAACCACCGCGGCCATGTCTGGGAGGCGATCGGAACGCCAGCCTCTGAGCCCGCAGATGATGTCCCCGGTTGGCGGGAGATCAGCCTGACCAGCCGCCTGCATTCCAGTGGCCTCAACCTGTTCCTGCGGCGCAAAAGCCGCAGTCTGGCCAGCACCTTCTTCTTGGAGCTTGGGCGGCTAAACGAATGGGTTGCGGCCGTGCAGGCTGGCAAGCAAGCGGCACCGACAGATCAGCGGCTCCGGGACTGCGTCGCCAGCGCGCACGTGCTGCGCGATGAGCAGGGCGTTTTTGGGCCCGAGGAGCTGCTGTCCATTGCGCTCGGTCGCCTCACCCCAGAGCCGCTCGTCAAAAAGCAGGCCGCAGCAGAGCAGCAGAGGCCTCCAGAGTGCATCTCAGGTCGCACTCTGCGCCAGGCCGCCAGCGCCGCTGGCCTGGACATCGTTGATGACTGGGCCCAGATCGTCGGGCTCTACCCAGGCAAGGAGCCCGAGCGGCAGGAGTTTCTCCGGCTGGTGCTGCTTGGCACGGAAACCTGGGGGCCTGAGCAGGGTGAGGGTGAGCAGCTCGCCACCCAGGTGCTGCTGCAGCGCCTAGGAGATCGAAAGACGCAGCAGCCTGCAAAGGCCTCAGCCAAGCCGCAGGGGCCAGAAACGGCGATCAGTGTCGACTGATCGGTGAATCGTTCAGTGGCCTGGGATCCGGCGGGCGGTTCCATTCCATCTGGATCGGCTCAGCGCTGCTGTTTTCTGGCCTGATCAGCAGTAGGCGCAATGCACTGCAGCTGAAGGCTTCTGTCAGCACCTGCCGCTGTCGCCAGAAAAGGTCGGCGGCCGTGGCATGAAGAACTGTTACAGAGAGAACCCCTTTGCTGGTGGCCATGACGCAGCCAGGAGGGCCGTTAGGGACTTGATTCACGACGGCATGAACCGAAGGCATTACGAAGTCACAATGGTGCTAGTGTTCGGTGAGCGTGTCGGTGCAGCGTAACCGATGCACTACCAACCTCTCTCGCAACGGCTCGAATGGATTCCAGTACCCAGTCAGGGGCGCCATTGCCGCAGCCTCCACCGCCTGCCTCCGGGGCGCAGGCCGCTGCCAGTCCACAGCTCTCCCACAAGGCCCTAGAAGACTTCGCCCACCGCGCCAACCTGCAGATCGGCGCTCACGACCAGCAGATTCGCAACCAGGGCGCGGTGATCGCCCAGCTCCGCTCAGAGATCCACGTGCTGGCCGACGCACAGGCGCACCTCGAACGGCAGGAAAAAACCTTCACAGATGATCAGCGGCGCCGGCTGATCGAGTTCGTCAACTACGAACCGACAGCAGAACAGCAGATGCAGCTATTTGCTGCATTCGCAGCATGGCACGCAACAGAGCCGCGCCTTGTCGAAAACCGCCAGGCGGAGTACGCCACCAAGAAAGGCGGGACCATCTCCTACGGCTACGCCGATCTCGCCAGCGTCATCGCCACCGGCCAGAGCGCCGCCGCCATGGGCCTGTGCGCGGTCACCCGCCAGGAGCTGGACGACAACGGCACTCCGGTGGTCACTGGCTACCTGATCCACTCCGGCGGCGGCTGCATCAGCAGCGGTCCCGTCCCCCTCTACATCGGCGAAAGCGATCGCCGCGGCCAGGCCCATGCCGCTGGTCTCACCACCTGCCGCCGGCTGGCCCTGCAGATGGTCCTTGGCCTTGCCGCTGAGCGTGATGACGATTTCAACGCCCCAGGCGACAGCCAGCCCCGCCATGCGCGCCAGGGCAACGGCCAACAGCAACAGCCGGTGCGGACGGTCACGACACCTTGCCGCACCGCTGCAGGCCCAGCCGGCGCCACCCAGCGCGGTCCTGCCGCCGCAGTCCGTCAGGGCCCACCGCCCGGGTGGATCAGCAAGGACGATCGCCGCGCCCTCGAGCAGGAGCTGACAGATCCGGCCATCACTCCGGAGCGCTTCCAGGAGATCGAGTCGAAGCTCCTGGCCGCTGATCAGCTGGCCAAGAACGCCGCGGCCGCACCACAAGGCAACGCGCCATGACAGGAACCACCCTCAGCCTTTCCCCAGCACGGGGCCCCTAGGCCCTGCTGCTGGTGCTGCCGCGCTTGCGCGTGTTGTGGCCTCCTAGGTGATGCCAGCCCGCTGCTCGGACCAAGCGGTGGACGCTGTTGGCCTCTCTCCAGTTACGGGCCCCATCGAGGGATCCGGTTGGCTCCAGGGCGACTGCACCCGACAGGACCGGACCAAGGCCATTTGCAGCAACACAACCCGTCTTCCCTTCTGTTCCCCTTTCATCCCCATCCCCATGAGCGAATCAACGACCAGAACCGAGGCTGACGCCCTCATCGAGCAGACCCTGTTGGGTGTGGAGCCCATAGAGCTCCTCCCCGGCCACGTCTATGTCGTCCGCACCAGGGAGGGTTTCAAAACCATCGACCTGACCAAGCCTGAGTTGCTGAATGCCGCCGGCTGGGAGCGGCTCAGACCTCAGGCCAATTACGCCTTCCACAGCGTTCAAAGCTTCACGTCCTACGTGCTGAGCGTCTTCGACAACTACCCCGAAGGCCTCGATGATGATGCCTACCGGCCCAGGCGCAGCAGGGCCCTTTGCATCGCTGACGAGGCCCAAGGCACCGTCAGGCTGATCTTCGACGCACAGCCCAACGAATGGGGCACCGTCTACGCCGACCTGATGCTGCTTGGCAGCCCTGAGGCAAAGCGGTGGATGGCGGCCAGCGGCACTTACATGGCCCAGCAAGACTTCGCTGAGTTCTGTGAGCTGAACCTGGAGACCTTCTCCAGCCCGGATGCCGCCACGATCCTGGAGATCGCCCAGACCTTCAACGCCAAGTCCACCGTCGATTTCAGCAGCGCCGTTCGGCTGTCCAGTGGGGCCATCAAGCTGAAGCGGGAGGAGCAGATCAACGCCACCGCCGGCGAGCGCGCTGACATCTCAATCCCTGAGGTGCTCACCGTCGCCATGCCGATTTACAAGTTTGGCAAGGCCTACGCCGTGATGGCTCGCCTCCGCTACCGGATTGTGGACTCCGCCGTGAAACTCTCTGTCCTGCTGGTGGACCCGGAGATGGCGATCGAGCACGCCTTTAAGGAAGTGGTCGACGAGGTCTCCACCCTGTTGGGGATGCCCGTCTTCTACGGGAAGGTCTGAACTCTCCCAACCACCCCATCAAATCGAGCTATCCGGGATTTCCGAAGAACTGAACCTGATCCACCCCCCCCCCATCTCACCATGAACGCCGAGCCCATGGACACCGACATGGAAGAAGCCCTGGAGGCCTCTCCCTTCGGGCAGTTCCTCTTCTCCCAACGCGATGGAAAAACCCACAGCGAGCTGTCCGACGCCCTCTCCAAAGTCGGCGAGGCGGTACTGGCCAACGGGGGCACCGGCACCATCACCCTGAAATTGACCGTGACGCAGCTGGGTCACGAAAGCCGCCTGGTCGTCCGCGACGAGGTGGTCATGAAGGCACCCAAGCCGCCCAGGGAATCCAGCATCTGGTTCTACAACAAGGGCCAGAGAGGCTTCAGCCGCAGGGACCCCAATCAGGGGGAGCTGGAACTGGCCGTCGTCCCGATCCGCCCGCGCCTCGGCACTGCGATTGCAACGGATCGCACCGACAAGACCAGCGCTTGATCTTTATCACCACCTCCCCAGCGCATTGCAGCCATGCAGTCCCTCACCGATCAGCCCATCACAGGGTTTGCCCTGTTTGCTGATGGCAGCCTTCACCTGCAACGTGGCTACGGCCAGCAGCAGTTTCAAGCCTGCTGCCCTGATCAGCTCCCGGCCAACGATTTCAAGAGCCTGCTATGGGCCATCGAGGCCGCCCTCGGGGCCTGCCACAACGAGCTTCAGCAGACCATGCCGGAATCCATCCAGTCGTTGTTGCGGGTGATGGCCCTGTGCCATGCCAACTGGCTCACGCTCATTGCAGGCGATCCCCCTAACCCGATCACCGGCGCGGTGTTGGTTTGGGTTCGCCCGTTCCCTATCGCGATCGATTGCACCGAGGCCACCAATGCCAAGCCATCTGGAAGAAGCCTTTGCCAACCAGTGGCTGATCTCTTGCCCCGGCCTGCCTTTCCAGCGAGAGTTCATCCTGCCCGTGTGGGACACCTGGGCCTCGTACCAGAAGCAGGAAGGGCTGAGGTCGCGTAGAGATCGCTTCCGCGCTGACTTTGCCTGGCCTGATGCGCAGGTGGCCGTCGAGGTCAACGGCGGCATCTGGCGGCCCGGGGGGCACTCCACAGGCAGTGGCATCACCAGGGACATCACCAAGACCATGCTCGCCCAGCTCTCCGGTTGGGTTCTTATCCCCCTCTCCGACGCACACATCTTCGATGGCACCCCCTACTGGCTCGCGCTCATTGCAGACCTCATCGAGAGCCGCAAAGCTATCCGTTTCAGCGGACACCCCGCCGGTGCTGCAACTCGCTGGTGTGGCCCTGGACCCCAACCATCACATCCTCAAACCCTGGCTGACCCGTTCGCCGTTGGATCGAAACAGCATGGGCAGACCTCGCGTCGGAAAGGGCGTGCTGAACGGGATCGAGTGGATCTCCGTCAGGAACTCAAATCCTTCCGAAGCGGGCCAGAACCGGCGACTGATTTACAACGGTAGTTCGGTGCTGCTGATGCGTGCTCCACATGAACCGGAGGCCCTGCAGCAAATCACGATCAATGATGGGGATTTCACTCTCCTCGCACCCTTTCCAGGCATCTACATCCCCGAAGAGGGCCGGCACTTCCCGCCGGGGTCGCTGCAGCTGATCGTTGATGAGAACGACCGGCAGATCATCGACGACACTACCACCCTGCCGATTCCTGAGCGGGTGGCCACCACACCCTGCAGCGGCTGGTGCCGCAAGCAGCACATCTATTTTGATTTCGGCATGACTGAGCTGGCGGTGATTTTTTTCAATAGCTACGGCTGGCCCATCGCTTGCCGTGAAAATGTCCTCAGCAACGACCTTCGCACTGGTGCTTGCTGGTGGCGCTTTGATTACAGCCGGCCCGATCCGGCGGTGGTGGTTCGATGACTGATAAGCAAGTTCATACGCTTTGCGGTGTGAATCTTCTTTCTGCGTCGGTTATTGCAAGGTCTCCGTCTGCCGAAGTAGCTACTTCTTTGGCCATCGTCGCTTTTGCGTTCTTTATTGGTTCAATCGCTAGTGATGGTGACAAACCATGACTGCCAACCCCGAACACATCAACCAGCTGGCCGCGATCATCCTAAAGGTTGACCGGGGGCTGTTTGCGCATGAACTCGCCGATGCGATCCTGAGCCACCCCGACAGCCTGTGGCAGCCGCCCGCCGCCCTGACCCAGCCGGAGGTGGGGGAGGTGGGTGAACAGGAGATTGAAGCCTTCATTCACCAGTGGTGGGAGGATTTCGGCAGGGGCTACCTGCCAAACTCCAGCGACAAAGCTCTGGTTGCTGTCGCCCTCGCCCACTGGGGCCGCCCACCCGCCTCGTCATCTTTGCCCGCCAACTACATCGACCCCGAGCACCAAGGGGGCGATCTCAAGTTGTTGCAGACCTTCTACCAGGCCTGCCATACCGAGGGCGGAACGGCCGATGAGATCTACCTTCGGGGTCTCCGGGCGGTGCTGGCTGCCCGTCCCGCCGCTCCTTCAGCGCCGGAACCCGTGCCCGACAAACCCGCCGAGTCCCTTGCTGCTCGTTGGCTGCTGGAAAAGCTGGCCCGACTGGATGATTTGGTAGGAATAACCGTTGCCGAGGTGCGCCAGTTAGCGGCGCACGCCGCCGCGTGGCTGCGCGAGAACCCGCCAGGCCAGCCGGTAGCGATTGAGCCCCGAGGCTGCCCGACGCCAGGGGCCTGCTCCTGTGTTGTCCCCGCCACCCCGCCAGCGCCGGAAGTGATGGAGGTTTGTGAATGGCTGGAAAACCACGCCGCGCACTTGCGGAAGATGCAGGAGATCGGGGCGTGGCCCGAGACTGAACTGCAGGAGATGCTGGACCGCGCCGCCACACTGCTCCAGCAGCATGAAGCGCCCGCCCCGGCGGTGGTGCCGGTGGCCACACCCGGCAGGCAATGGCGCGAGGATGACGGCGCTTGCCTTTGGTGGCGGTTCCCGATCGAGGAGCCGCCTTGGTGTGGTGACCCGCGTGACGAAGACTGGCCCGGCTATCACACGCACTTCACGCGGATTATGTGCCCGTTACCCCAGGCCGGGGAAGGTTAAGCCGTGAACAAGATTCTGTGCCAAATAGGATTTCACCAGTGGCGCTTCCTTTTATCTGAGGTTGGCCATATTCCGCTGCGTGGGTGGCCAGTTGGAACCAAGTGCTCGCATTGCAGCAAGCTGCACCCCCATCCACTGCCACTGCTCCAGGGCGGGGATGTGGAGGCGTGAGCGACCACTCAACATGGGCCGACGTTGCTATGCAAATTGTTTGGCTCATTCCCGTTTGCCTACTTATCTGGAGGAAGACTTAATGAGCAAACCCAAGCTCCTAATCATCGGCCACGCCAGGCACGGCAAGGATACCGTCGCCGAAAAAATCCGCGACAAGGTGGGCCTCGCGTTTACCTCCTCTTCACTTTTTGTTGGGTGGGAGCATGTTTGGTGGCAATGGGGTTGGAAGCACTATACCACCTTCGATGATATGTTTGCCGATCGAGCAAACCACCGAAAAACATTGGCAGACTTAATTTCCGCTTACAACACTCCCGACAAAACGCGAACTGCCAAGACAACGTTGAACCGTGGATATGATATGTATGTTGGCATGCGAAGAAGGGATGAATTTAACGCCTGCCGCGAGGCCGGGTTGTTTGATCACCTCATCTGGGTTGACGCCTCAAGGCGCTTGCCACCAGAAAGCACAGATTCAATGGAGCTTGTAGCAAGCGACGCTGATATATATTTTGACAATAATGGGGC